GTATGCAGGGTGGTTCTTACTCCACTCATAGATGCACCAACAGCTGCTATTCCTGCTTGAAGGTTGCCCAAAGAACAAACTGCTTTAATGCTTGTTCTGCTGCTTGGCCTGATGCTAGAACCAAGCCTGATTCCCAGAACCCTGAGAATGAATTCTATATTTGCGGTTTGTCTGGTGGTGAACTGAAGCATGTGGACTGTCACTCTGGTGCATGGTCTGTTGCCTCTGGTCCTGTTGGTCCTTGGCAGTCTCAAAGAAACTTTGGTGTATCTCGTTGCTCTACTGCTAGAGTTAGAGGTTGCTGTTCCGCTCCTTCCCTGTTCCCTGGTGGCGGTGGTCACAGTGCTAATACTTGTGATGGCAACCAGTGCTGGGGCGACTGGGGCGGCGGCGGACTTGTCGTTGTCACCACTTGGTCTTAATAATAAATACAACTATAGGAGTACGCTTTAACAATGGCAAACATCACAAAGACTATCATTTATCCTATTCCTGTAAAGTGGTATACTGACGACCAAGATACCAACGCGAGTGGTATTTGCACATACAATGGTCCTGACCGTATTACCGTTTGGTATAGGAACATTGGTACTGAAGAGAATCCTAAGTGGGTAGAGGAGCATTCTTTCCCATCCGATGAACCCGAGGATAGAGATCCCCCCATTGATGCTAGAGTCGTAGAGTTGGATGCAAGAACTCATACGATGAATGCTATTGCTCTTTGGGGTGGTATTGACGGACCCATGATGATTGAAACTCCTGCTGGTCCTGATGATGAACCAAACCCTGTTCTTGCGGATTGGCATCACTTCCATGAAGTGTTTGACATGTGCTCCTTCCATTATAATTTTGAGACGGAGAGCTGGAACACTGGCAGATTCTCTGGTCCCCACACTGAAGAAGATGAGTGGTCAGAAGATGGTGAAGTTCAAAAAACATTTGGTTGGGATGTAGTGCGGTCGGCTAGAAACAGACTGCTTGAAGCAAGTGATAACAAAATTCCTGTTGATGCTCCTGCAACTGCGTTTACCGAGTGGAGAGCGTATCGTCAAAAACTGAGAGACCTTCCTGATCGATGGGCAAGTGTTGGTGAAGATACTTATTTGATTGTTTGGCCTACAGAACCTGGGGATCCTGGAGACGATGATGGAGTAGATAGATCTGACTATATTGCACCTCAGGAGTAAGATCTATGGCGGATTACCAGAGTTTTAAAAAGATCGATGCTGATGATGCATTTATCAATGGTACAGTTGGACCAACAAAAGTAACTGGAATCTCCACAGGAATTGTCTGTAGAAATTTTTACTTTAACTGCTGTCACAATGTTCCTTGTAACGGTGGATGCTGTTACCTTTGGACAGTTCCTAATGGTGTAACCACTATCCAGTTTGAAATTGTATCTGGTGGCGGATCTGGAGCTGGTGGTCGTTGCTGTGGTAACGGTCCTGGAATGGGTGGAGGTGGTGGTGGGTATGCCACCAAGATGCAGTATGCTAACTGTGGACACTTTACCGCTGGTGCTACTCAATATACTATCTGTGCTGGATCTACTAGTAGATGCTCTTGCTGTGGTTGTTGCCATGGTAGAACTGGTTGTGGTTTCTATGGTTGTCCTTCCTTTGTATTGGGTGGTGGACTTGGCACCTTCTGCATGCAAGGTGGATCTTATGCTGGTCAAAGATGTACTGAGTCTTGCTATTCCTGTACAAAAGTTGCCCAAAGAACAAACTGCTTTAATGCTTGTTCTGCTTCTTGGCCTGATGCTAGAACTAAACCTGATTCCCAGAACCCTGAGAATGAATTTTATATCTGTGGACTCTCTGGCGGAGAACTGAAGCATGTTAACTGCCACTCATTCTCTTGGTCTGTTGCTTCTGGTCCTGTTGGTCCTTGGCAACAAGGTGGTAACTTTGGCGTAGGTCGTTGCTCTTATGGCAACAACAGAGGTTGCTGTTCCGCTCCTTCCTTGTTCCCTGGCGGTGGTGGTCACTCTGGATCCACTCAAGGTGGACAATGCTGGGGTGACTGGGGTGGTGGTGGACTCGTGGTTGTTACCACTTGGTCCTAAAACTAATTTGACTTTTTAGTTACAAGATTCTGGGAAAAAATTTCCCAGAATTTTTTTATCTCTGAGGATTTTATGTTTGAACTGAATGATAACCCTGATGTTACTATTAAAAAAGTAGGACCACAGAATAGAACTATTGTTATTGTCGATAATTTTTATAAAAATCCAGATGAAGTAAGAGAACTTGCATTAAGATCTGAAAAGAAAGATGATAAGAATTTAATCAATGGTCTTCCTGGTCAGAGAGTATTCCAAAAGACATCAGAAGTAAGGAAAAAACTCAAACCATTTTTTGATAAGTACTGCTTAGATAACTCTTTGTGGAGTAAGCATACTCATCAAAAAATGTATGAATTTCAATGGAATGCTGTTGGGTTCATGTGTAATATTTTAAATTATCATGGAGTATTCCATGCACCTTGGTGTAGTATTCCCCATCAAGATTCTTATACAACCGATAGTAAAACTGACTTTAATCAATTTGGTGTTGTAGTTTATCTGAATACCCCCGACGAATGTCAGGGAGGAACTAATTTGTATTCTTACAAGGGTCAGATGTCTGTTCCATATAATGTGATAGATTATATTGATAAACCTGAAGGTTTTGACAATGAGGTTACAAAACCAGAGCAGTGTTACCCATATATTAGAGAGTGGTTGTATGGTGATAGAGAATGGAAAGTTGAATACGAAGCAGAGATGGTGTATAATAGATGTATCTTTTATGAAGCTGATGTAATGCATTCGCAGAACATTGATCATGGGATGTTCACCGAACACAATCGAGTGAATCAGGTTTTCTTTCTGTAACTAAATAAATCGTTGAAACAATCAGTATGAGATCTAAAGCATTCTTCATTAACGGAGGAGCTGGTAGAGTCATTACCTCCATCCCTGCACTTGAAAAATATGCAGAAACCCACGACGATTTTATTATCGTCTGTGAAGGTGGGATGAACTTCTATAAGGCACACCCTACTCTCCACAAACACGCTTACGATAACTGGCACAAGAATCTGTTCGAAGATCAGATCAAGCATAGAGATTGTGTCACTCCAGAACCGTATCGCCGCTGGCATTACTACAACCAAGAGTGTAGCATTGCTCAGGCATTTGATATGGAAATTAATGGTGTCGAAGAACCCAGAGAACTTCCTAAACCAACCATCAAACTTGCAAAGCATGAAGGCATTCAAGGTCTTCAGTTGGTTGATGAAGCAATCAAAGTTACTGGAAAGGAAAAGGTTATTGTTGTTCAACCTTTCGGTAGAGGTGTACAGGATAACGGTGGATACATTTTCGATCCTACCTCTAGAAGTTTCAACCTTGGTGACATCAGTAAGATCATTAATGAACTCAAGAAAGATTATTGCGTCATCGTAATGTCTGAGTTCCCCTTCCAAACAGAGGAAGGTGAGTCTGATCAACCGTTTATCCTTCCACAGATTCCTGACATCCGTATCTGGGCATCGATCATTGGTCGGGCAGATCATTTCCTTGGTTGTGACTCTGTTGGTCAGCACATTGCCAAGGCAGTTGATACTTCTGTAACTGCAGTCATTGGTTCTACTTACCCTGTCAATATCTCCTACCCAGAAGATCCAAACTTTGATATAATTGATCTTGGTGAGGACAAGAGGTCGTTCTCTCCCATTAGACTGACAATGGAAGACTATGCTGACTATCAAAATGATGAATGCATGGAGATGACAGAGGAGCAGGTTCAACAAGTTCTGAAATCATGTAAAGATAAACTGGGCAAACCAGTAAAGAAGCAGGCAGACATGTCCTGGAAAGAAGATAAGAAAGAAAAAACTACTAAAGGATTTGGCAAATGACACAGTGGATTGCTGCTATTACACGGGGACATAACGCAGGAGTATGTCTCCTCAAAGATGGTGAACTCGTCTTTGCTGTAGAAGAAGAGAGACTTTCCCGTCGTAAGTATGACGGCGGTCCTCTTGCTTCCATGCTGAAGATCCTTGAGTACACTGATAAACTTGACTATCTTGTAGTGGCACACACTCAGTTGATGAGTCAAGATGCTGGTAGACTTGAGTACTCGCATGAACCAGTCTATGTTGGCATGGCAAGGAAGTTGGGTCTCATTAAAGATGTAAGTCCTGATCCTGAGAAGCTTCATCCTCAAGTTGTGGATGTGGGTAACATTCACCACAAACTTCATGCTGCTTGTGCTTTCTACCGTTCTGGTTTTGAGAAGGCAGCTGCTGTTGTTGTTGATGGTGCAGGAACCTTCCTTAACTTTCAGGTTATGGGATTTACTGAGACAGTTTGGGAGACTGAAAGCATCTATAATTGCACCTTCCCTCATGGTATCAACACAGTCTACAAACACTTAGGAACTCGTGGTCCCTGCACCACAAACTATGTTGAAAAGATGCCCAATGCAGAGGCATATCCTGGAGAAGAGGGAGAGTTTGAATATATTCTGGACGAGACTGCAGGTATTGTAAAAGCATACGAAGCAGCGACTCAGTATTGTGGTTGGCATGCTATTGAAGCAGGCAAGACCATGGGTCTGTTCCCCTACGGTGCTCCTAATGAGGATGTACCTAAGATCTTTAAGAAGACTGGAACTGTAGATAGGAATGTGATGATTCCTACCTATCCTAATGCTGCACATATTAATGTTCAGGAGTATGATTACCTGAATAATCATGATCATGAGGACATCACTAAACTACAGAACCGTAGGGATGTTGCTTATGCTGTTCAGACAGAGACTCAAGAAGCAGTTCTTAAACTAATCCGTAAGGCAGTTGATCTTACTGGTCAGAAGAATGTTGTTCTCTCTGGTGGATATGGTCTGAATTGTGTTGCTAACTATTGGTATCTCGAAGAGCTGCAGAAGGACGGTATCAACCTCTTCGTTGAACCTGTAAGTAATGATGGTGGCACTGCTATTGGCGCTGCTCTCTATGTCTACTACAAAACTCAAGAAGGTAAGGAGAATGTTCCCCTTCCCGCACAAATCAATGACCTTTATTATGGTCCCGACTATACATATAGTTTGGATGAAATCATTGATACTGCGGACAAGTATGAAGGCGTTGTAAGTGATGCTACTAATGAAGATGTGATTAATCTGATCACATCCGAGAACATTGTTGCAATGTTCCAAGGTAAGTCTGAGGCAGGTCCTCGTGCTCTTGGTAATCGTTCTATCCTTTATGATCCGCGTGATCCTGATGGAAAAGATTTCGTCAACTTGGTTAAGAAGAGAGAATACTTCCGTCCTTTTGCTGGATCTATTCTGGCAGAGCATGCCGATGAATGGTTCGACCTTCGTGGCATGGAAGATACTCCCTTCATGATGTATGCTGTCAAGTGTCGTGAAGGAATCGAAGAAAAGATTCCTGCAATCATTCATGTTGATGGCACATGTAGAATCCAAACTGTTACCCCAGAACAGAATGAAAACTACTACAAACTCATCAAAGCCTTCTATGATGCTACGGGTTGTCCGATTCTGTTTAATACCAGCTTCAATCTTGGTGGTGAACCTTTGGTGGAGACCTTGGACGACGCTGTTCGGACTCTCGCTAACTCTGGTATTGAGTATCTGTATCTTCCTGAGCATGGTAAACTGATTACCGTTAAGAATGACTAAGACTGTTTTCGTAAACGGAACATTTGATATCCTTCACCCTGGTCACCTGCAACTCTTAGAGTATGCTAGGTCCCAAGGTGATAGGGTTGTCGTTGCTATTGATAGTGACGAGAGAGTGAGAGAAAAGAAAGGACCCAATCGCCCAATAAATACCGCCGAAGATAGAGCATACATGCTACAAAGTCTTAGGACTGTAGATCATGTTCTCCTCTTCGGTTCAGATGTAGAACTAGAAAATTGCGT